TTAAATGCAATAATACCTTCCTCTTTTCCGTCTCGAATTAAGTCGCTTATTGGTTGCCAACCATATACTTCCATTGTACTAGCAAATACAAAGTTTTTTAAATTTTTAAGTTTAGAAGCGATTTCAATTAAATTAACTGTACCAACATAATTTATTTCACTAAATGTAATTTGCTCGTAGAAACTATCTTCTACTTCTGTTCTAGCGGCTAGATGAACAATTACCTCTGGATCAAATGTAGAAATCTGCATTGCTACTTTAGAATGATCTCTTAAATCTTCTGTTAAAAATGCAAGTTCATGTTTGTCTTTTAGTCTTTCAACCATGTGTTGGCCAATAAACCCGTCTGCACCTGTTATAAATATTCTCATGTAATGTCCTCTGTTTTTGCGTACCCTGTAATTTGTAATGTATATCTATTTATATTACTTACATTACTTACACAATGTACCTGGTTTTTAAGTATGTAAGTGTAATCACCCTTACAGTATTCCGGAAAAGAGTAATCTTCTATTTCTAAAAAATGCCCCATAATTTTATCTTGTAGAAATACATTTACCCTTACAGGTATCTTTCCTTGTATATCCCATTTGTTTAATTTTGCTAAATCGTTCAGCCTAAAAAATTTATCTATATGTGGTCCTATAAATCTGCCTGGTTTAATACAATTTACAGTAACCATGGAATGTTCTATCTGTGGGAACAGTTCTCGTATTTTTTGTGCGTATGCAGGGGCATATTCATCATATGTTTGTAATACTATAGGACCATCTGTAGGATAATCTGGTATTGCCATATTGTTATCTTTCCAATAGCCTCCAGACCAAACAGTATTTGTTTCTTCTACAAACTTTGTAAGATATAATTCTCTCTCGTCTAACCAAGAAAGGTCTATATGTCCTTTAATCATTTTTTAACACCGTAATCTGTGCAGAATAAAAAGGTTCCTCTCCCATATTACCTGCTATGTGCCAATCATCTATTCCAAACTTAACCCAGTCACCTGCTTTCCATTTAACAAAAGGTTGATCGTGTACTTCATAATAGTGTCCACGTTTCCAATCTTCTAAAAATATTAGGTAACGATAACTTTCACCTTCGCCATGCTCTTGTTTTAATTTAAAATGTTTATCAACATGATGTGGAATTGTTTGTCCAGGTTCTATATTAATAACACTAACAACATGATGGTCAAAATCATGAGGTATTTTTAATGCTAAGTCATGTACCCATTGTGGTGAAGTTTCAAACATCTGCCATATACTACTATTATGTTTTGTATAATATTTTTCTACAGCAGGTGTCTGCTGATAACATTGAAAATAATCGTCAAAGTTTAATTGCCTCATTTGTTCATGAGTTATTCCAAAGTTATCTATTTTACCGTATTTAATCACAGTAGTTTTCTAATGTGCCTTTACGTCTTAAGTCTAATGTAGCACAATGTATACCGCCAGAGAGCGTCATAGAATGTCTAAACTGTACAGGTACACTATCTATACCGTACTTGTCAAGTTCCCTCATCAGAGGTTCTTGTGCTGAGTCTAAGATTACAGTATTTTGATCTACACTTAGTAAGTTCATACCAATGTAAGGAGAACAAGGTGGCATATAACCTTCGTCTGCTAATTTACTTCCTTGTACCACACAATCATCAAACCAAATTTTATCCCATGACTTAAACATTTCAGGACAGTTTTCAGGCGTTACCCTACTGCTATTCATTAATACTAAACCAGGTCTTAGTGGAACAATAGTGCTATCAAAATGTGCAAAACTGTAAAGTTCACTATAATGTAATCTATATCCCATTGGCTCTAATAATCTTTTTAACCATTTAAAGCCTTTCATATTTCCTGAATTGCTTACTTGATACAATAAGTCTCTTCCTACTCTAACAATGTTAGGAGCATCAAAACATATTTCATGATCAAGTAATGTTGCTTTATCTTCTATGTCCTCAAACTGAAACATGTCATCATGTAATCTAGGCTTAGGTGCTTCTAACCATAATGCACCATCTTCAAATGCTTCATACATTATATCTTTATATAATTGTTTTGCTTCGAAGTATCTTGCTCTAACAGGAGTAGGTGTTTCAATTAACATATCTCCTAATGGTAGTATTAAATCACGAGGACACCAACTATACCAGCCCTTAGTATTCCAACCTTGTCCAATATCATAATTAACATTATCCCAATCGACTATAGAAGGTCGGTGTACTTTAACACCCATTTTAGTAAGTGTGTCCGCTAGTCCGTCTGCATCTTCATTGGCTTCATCTATTACCCATTGCGGATATGTGCCTTCTAATTTTTCTACATCCTCTTTCTTAAAAGGTGCATAACTAAAACTTCTTGCTGAAATGTCAGTTGCTATTCTGCTGTGGTGGGCATGTCCAACGATGATCTCTTCTAATGGGTCCCAATCGTTGTGAGAATTTACTATCATTTATTTCTCCTGTGTAATGTATATTCGTGACTATTTATTTAATAGTCACTTAAATATTGGGAAATACAGACTCTAAAATTACCTTCTATACCTCTATTAAATTCTTGGTGTCTTTCAGCATCTCCTAATCCAAATATTACACTATCACTATATACAAGATCTTGCTCTAAACATAATTGCTCATATTGATCTTTATATTTGTCCCAATTATAATCAGGTGAAAAGTTTTTCATATATTCAACGCCTAATGCCATACTATAATTATTAGCCATCTTAACTTCATTAAGCATACTTACACCGTCATCTACATACTCCCTTGTAAATCTTATACCCACTCTATGGTTTTCTAGTGTGAAGAAAGGCTTACTAAGACTGCATGTAACTTCTTCTATTGCAGGGAAGTTATCTAAGTCTATATGTATGTTTTTAGAAATACCCCAATATGCTAAGTCTAAGCAAACAGGAACATTATGCACTTTACATACTTTCATTAAATGCTCAAAATCAGGATGTATACAACCAAAATCACTAAATGGAGCACTTACAATTAATGCATGTAGACCTAAACCATCTAAATGTTCTTCTAAATAATGTGGATAAGGAATATATTTAAAGTCTAAATGTTTTCCTAAACAAGCATGATATTGAAAGTCACCTTCTAATACAATAATTTGTCTATCTTTACTATGTCGTAAAATAAAATTATCAAACGATTGACTTGTTCCCTGTGTATAGTCTGCATATTTAAATGTACTTAATCCTGTTAAACTTTTGTTATTACTAAAATTTAACCATTCTCTCCACACATTTTGATACTCCTCTAATGTAGGAACTTGTAAATCATTTTTATCTAAATGAAAATGGAAATCAGATACTTCTTTATTTCTTATAGGCCTTGCACCTCTAACTGCTGTCATGCCAATATTTATCGCTATAATATTATGTTTTAATTTTTTATTGATAAGTAGTACAATGCTACCTAAATTCACAATATCAAAATCTGTTCATGTACAATAAACCAATAAATGCAGTTCATGTAGAAGTTACAGACAGATGTAATTCAGAATGTCCTGGTTGTGCTAGAGCGGCCTTTGGAGGTCCTGTAAAAGACTTTATTAAAAATAACGAATTAGGTTTAGAATATTTTACAGACTACATTGGTGTAGATTTTTGTAAGCAAATTAAGGCATGGAACTTTTGTGGTAACCTTGGTGATCCTAGTAATGCCCATGACCTTGTAGAAATTGTTAATTTTTTATTTACATGTAATCCTGACACTAGAATAGAAATACGAACAAACGGTGGTGCTAGAAATGAAAAATTCTGGTTTACGTTAGGCGAAGCATTTAAAGGAAAAGTTTTTGAAAAACAAGGCGGTGTAATTTGGAGTATAGACGGCTTGTCGGAAACAAACCATTTACATAGGAAAAATGTAAAATGGGATAAACTTTGGAAAAACTTTCAAAGTTATTTTTTAGGTCTAAATAGTAATTTAAATAGTACTGATGGAGAATGGATAGAAACACCTGTAAACGATGGCAGGGAGATTACTAAATTTTATTTTAATTCGTACAATTGGAGTAATGGTGCTTGGGAGTTTTTATTATTTGATCATAATAAAAAGGATATAGAAAACATAAAAGAACATTGTAAGTCTTATAATTTAGAACTACGAATTAAACAACCATACGGATTTCAGTACGATATTGATACTGGTAGTACAGTTACTATGCCTGTTTATGATAGGCAACCGAACAAAGATGGCAATTACAATCTTCTTTACACATTAAAACCTTACGGTTCTAATAATTTAATAGACGACCATGTACCTTTTATGCAGGAAAATGCTAAGTTTACTTACCCAGATCCAGATATGTATAACGAGGTTAATATACAAAAGTATATTAGTAAAAATAATTACAACATTGATATAGATTGCTTTAGTATATCAGAAGAGTGGGATTTTTACGAAATATTTTTAAATGCAGACGGCAGTATATTTCCATGCTGTTTTCATGCAAATAAAATTCAAACTGGTGAAAAACAAATTAATGAAATGTATGGAAATTATAATAATGTTTTAAGTAAAGATAATAAAATAGAAGATATTTTAAATTCAAATTTATTTAAAAAAGACTTGCCTGCAGGTATGAATGGTGATTTAAACGGAAAATACTGTTATACTTGTATGGATTCGTGTTCTAATAATCAAAACATTGCTAAAAAATTATTAGTATTAGGACAGTCCTCAGTAAGAAGTGAAGACTGATAAATAGTAGTATGCCTAGATTAAGTTTATGGAATCCGGTCAAGGGAAATGACTACACTTTTACTGACAGAATAGTTGGTGAGCACATCTACGCCGGAGGAACCGGAGTAAATATTCATAAATATTTAGGAGTACATGAAACTGTAGACGAAAATGATCCTACAAGGCCTTCAAGTGCCGGCAGTAATTCAGAAGTGTTTATACAAGACTTACTATTTTTAGAAAACAGAGATAGAAAGTATAGCGAAGACATATACGAATTACGAGGACAATACAATTTAGGTGATAATGATGCCTTTGATCTAACACAATTTGGTATGTTCCTAGCAAATGATACATTGTTCATGAACTTCCATATTGAAAGCATGGTTGAATCTATAGGCAGGAAATTAATGCCCGGTGATGTACTAGAACTTCCTCATTTACGAGACGATTTATTATTAGGTAGTGAAGAGGCAATAAACAGATTTTATGTAGTTACTGACGGAAGCAGGCCAGCAGAAGGATACGACCCTCGTTGGTGGCCTCATCTTTGGAGAGTTAAATTAGGTCCAATAACTGATAGTCAAGAATACAGAGACATTCTTGGTACAGGTGAAGAGGAAGAAGATTTAAGAAATCTAATCAGTACATACGCAAATGAAATTAATATTAATGATAAAATATTAGAACAAGCAGAAAATGACGTTCCATTTGCACCACAGTTTAGAGATACTGCACATTTATATTTTGATGATTCAGTACCAGGCAAACCGTCACCGACATTAGACTTTGCGGCTGGAGACGGTACACCTATAAACGGAATAAGTTTAGTAGGCAGTGGAGAAAGTTTTCCACAAAGTGGAACAAGTGACGGCGATTATTTTTTAAGGACAGACTTTAGTCCTAACAGACTATTTAAAAAGTCTGGAACACGTTGGTTAAATGTTGGTACCGATAGTAGAGGTGTTTGGTCAGCGGCTAATAGAATCTTACAAGGGTTTATCAATAACAATAACTTAACAAATACAAATGATGGTGAAACAATAAACGAAAGACAAAATTTAAGTAAAGTATTAAAGCCAAAAACGGATAATTAAAATGAAACTAAACGACATAATTTTAAAAGAAGACCTAGGTCCATTAGAAGACAAGTTATATGACTTGCAAGGTGCTTTAGAATCTGCAAGAAAAGAAACAAAAAATATTAAATATGCAGATATGCACATGGAAATTATTAGCAGTCTTTCTAATATAGCAGAACAACACGGACTGGAATTAGACGAATATAATGTCAATCAAGTTTACAGGGCAAAAAATAATTTAGAAAGTGCTATTTACGAATTAGAAGAAGTATTTGAAGATGCTATTAGAGACATACAAAACAAAATAGATTTGGAAGAAGAATAAAATGGCAGGAAAAAATTTAGATTATTGGTATGACGAGCAGATAAAAAGATATCTAATTCAACTCATACGAATATTCTCTAATTTTAAAGTAAGAGAGAATACTAAAAAAGGCGTAAAATATAATCGTATACCTGCAAGATACGGTGATGCACAAAGAATGGTTTCTAGCATTTTAAGAAATAATTCAGAAAACATAATAAACTCTGCACCTTTTATAAGTGTAAACATTGCTAGTATACAGCCGGCAAGAGATAGAACACATGAACCATTCTTAGTTGATACTAATCAAGTTGCAGAAAGAGAATGGGATTCTGTACAAGGAAAATATACATCTGAACAAGGTAATTTATATACTACACAAAGGTATATGCCTGTTCCATTTAATATGACACTTCAAGTAGACATATGGACTACTAATACAGATACTAAACTACAGGTTCTAGAACAAATATTTGTTTTATTTAATCCCAGTATCCAATTACAAAGTAACGATAATCCATTAGATTGGTCTAGTGTATTTGAGGTTGAATTAACAGATATTGCATGGAGTAGTAGAGGCATACCTGCAGGTGTTGATGAAAATTTAGATATATCTACTTTAACATTTGCCATACCTATTTGGATAAGTCCTCCAGCAAAAGTCAAAAGACAAAGTATTATACAACGTATTATAGCAGATGTACATTCAACCAATAGTGTAGAAGGCTTAGGCTTTAGTGAAGACTACGGCGACTTCTTTGGTAACGTTGAAGATACTGCTGAAATAGTTGTTACACCAAATGATTATTATATACAAATAGTGGGTAGCGGTGCTACTCTTGTAGATGCAGGTGGAGTTCCGCAAAAGTGGAGTGATATTATAGATATGGTAGGAGAACTTACTGCAACTAGTCTATTAAAATTAAATATTGGTACAGACAGCGACGACCTACTAAACGAAGTAATAGGTACTGTGACTGCTAATCCATTAAGTGAGACTTCATTAATTTTTAATATAGATAAAGAAACATTGCCCTCAACAACATTAACCGCAGTAGATAAAATTATAGACCCAAGAGATTCTTTTCCTGGAGACGGCACATTAGCCGCGGCGGCAGTTGATCAAAGATATTTAATTACAGAAGATTTATCTGTAACAGGATACCCAAAATGGAGTGTTGATGCTTCTGCAAACGACATTATACAATACAACGGTTCTAAATGGATAGTTGTATTTGACTCTAGTGCAAATACTACAGAACAACAAGTAATTAATACATTTACAACCAGTCAATACAAGTGGGCTGACGGAATCTGGATAAGTAGTTATGAAGGAGAATACAATCCAGGATTTTGGAGATTAACACTTTAAGATGACAACAACAGCGGCAGGAGTAGTATTCCTTGCTAAAGACACAGGCAGATGTATGTTGCAACTCAGAGAGGGCAACAAACGATTTAATCACACATGGGGTTTTTGGGGAGGTATAATTGAAGTAGGAGAATCTCCTTATCAATGTATACAACGTGAATTAGAAGAGGAAATCGGGTTCGTTCCAGAACTACAAAAACTAAATCCTATAGATGTATATCAAAGTAGCGACAAAAACTTTTACTATTACAGTTTCGTTTATGTAGTAGAACAAGAATTCCAGCCACCAAAACTTAATGGAGAGAGTGCCGGTTATGCCTGGGTAGACATTGGTCAATGGCCTAAGCCATTACATAATGGGGCAAAAATTACCTTACATAAAAACGGTGGCACAGATAAACTACACACAATACTACAAATAAATTCTTGATAAATACTAGACATGAGCAAAGGCGAAATAATCGATTTTGTTATTTTGCGGATAACAACCGAATTAGACAAGTTTCAAAGAACTAAAACCATACCACATACATTACTAGAAGGGGCCATAGAAATAGACCAAATTCAAGATGTCTATTATGACCAGTTACCCGCAAAGTATCAAAAAATGTTTGATAAACTTCTAAAAGAGTATCACCAGAATATTGGTGAAAATATCGAATCTCTAAACGAAGCAATGAAAAAAGACTACGCTCGTGTAATGAAAAACATGTCTTCAGAGCATGAAAGTTTTAGATTCAAAGAAACTATGCAACCTTACAGGCCAGGTATGAATCCAATTAGAGCATTATTTTACGAATCTAGAGAAGTAATTAGAAGATATAATCCAGATAATCCTCATCATTATTGGCTAGTTGACCTGGTTACTGACCGCCTTTTTAATAATATAATTTTAGATGCCTTAGGTGCCGATACAAAAAAATTAGAAAGAATTATTAAAAGATATTATTTTCCATTAGTTAACCATGGTAAGGGAGTTCCTTTAGAACTTTTCCATGCTAAACAACAACTGAAAGATTTTAGACATTACTATATGTTTTTTAGAAATTTAAAGGATTGGACCCCAGACGAGTAATTAATAAATTTTTCTTATCTGATAATCAAAAGGTTCTACAGTTCTAATTTCAAATGCTCTTCCGTCCATATCCTTTCCTTTGATATGTTTTGGAGTTTTCTTAGAAATTTTCTTTAAAAGATATCTTTTATGTGATCTTGTAGTTGTGATGTTTCCGTCTTTATCTCTGACAGAATCTTTTAAGTACCATACTGTTAATTCATATTCTTCATAGATAATTTTAAACCAAAGTCTTAGTATTGCTTTCCATATTGTAATTAATAGTTTTACGATAAACTGGACTGCAATCTTAGTCTTTTGCCATAGCCATACTAATGAAGGCTTTACTTTCTGTG